CCCTGGATTGCTTCGGCCGTTTCCGGTGCGTACATCATCTTCTTGCCGGCGACGACGACACGTTGGTAGGCGTCGCGCATCTGCGGCGGCATGACCTTGACCATGTTCGCGAGTTCGTCTTCGTGGGCCTTGACGAGCGGGCTTGTAGTCTCCGGATTCGGTGGAGGCAACTGCTGTCCGCCGGAGGCCGGCGCCGGCCCACCCTGGGCGGCAGGGCCGGCAGGAACTTGAGCGTTTTGCATGGAGTCTTGAAGGATAGACATGGGGTTTCCTTAGCGCTGGGGCGCCCACTGGTTGCTGGTCGTGGCGTAATTCTGCCCGCTCATCGAAACAGGTGCCGCAGCGGGCTGGAACATGATCTGGTACGGGATACCCCGGGTCACCGCATCGGCCACCTTGGCATCACGGTTCGGATCGCTTGCAGAGATCATCATCACTTGGGTGTTGGCATTCCTGCGTTGCTGTTCTTCGGCGGCCTGTTTGGTGCGTAGGGCTTCGGCCGAAGCATTCGTCTCGTTCGCCTTGGCCGTCAGATAGGCGTTGTTCGCTTCCGTGCTGCCGCTTCCGCCGCCGGCAGCCGCTGCCCTGTCGGCAGCGGCAGCCTGGTTGCCAAGGTTGCTCAGGAGCTTGCCACCCATTTCGACCAGGGTCTTGTTCTTGTCCATCCAGCTACCGGCTTTGTTGAGGAAACCCCCCTCCTCGACCGTCGGTGAAACACTTTGATTGACTGCACTGGCAGAGAAATCCTTACCAGTGTATGCCACCACATCGTTTGGTGGTACGGTCAGAGCGCTGCTCGGCGCGTTGATGGATTCAGAAAGAAGGCCGCCTTGCCCAGCACCAGTAAAATTCCCAGACGCTTGAGCGACGCCGCCTCCGAGATCAGATACGTTTGCAGAAGCCAGCTTGTCGACGCTTAGGGCGCCTGCGTTCATCCCTTCGGCGCTTGCACCGAATGCTTCCGATGTGGAAGCTGCCCCCAGCTTGCCGGTCAGTTGCTCAGAGGCACCTTGCATGGCACCCTCGGCAACCGGTTCCGCCGCAACAGTGCCTGGCACCGCTTCGCCGGCAACCGACGAAGCTGTACTGAACGAACCCAGGGCCAATGAACCCAAGCCGCCGGCCAAGGCCAGCACGCCACCGATCTTCATCAGCTTCTTGTTCCCTGTTGCCGCGCCGACACCAGTCATCACCCCACCGGCGGCCATGGCGCCGGCGGCAATGCCGGCCCCTACACTGGCTGTGCCTGCAATGGCACCAGCTATGATGGGGGCGGCGGCTCCGACCGTGGCAATGGCAGCGACGACACCAATGATCGCTCCGATCGCCTTCGACTTCAGATATTCCCCATAAGGAGCACCCGACATGGGATCGCCGACAGGCATCTCGCTGAAGCGCTGGTCGTAGTAGCGCAGGTTTTGACGTAGTTCGAAGGTGTTCATCAGTGCAACCTCGGATATTTGATCTCGTTCAGAATGAAGGTGCGAAGCCCCTGCATTGTAGTGCCAAGTGGCTCGAAACCCAAATGGGTGATGAAGGCATCGCTTTCATCGTCGGCAACCTTGGTGACCAGGAACTTCTCCTTGTCCAGGATGGGTTGCAGAAACTCCTTGATCCGGTCGGATGTGACATGCGCTTTGCGACGAAACCGCCGGTACGCCGCAAAATGCACCTCCTTGTTCTGCTTGATCAGCGTCGCCATGTGGCCGTGCTTCGGATCAATGTAGGGAATCACCTCGTATGGCGCCAAGAACCCCATCGCTTCTTCCAGCGAACAGCCGCAATCCTCGACCATGTGTTCGAGCCAAGGGCCACGCTCCCCGGTATAGTGGGTGGCGCGAGCTTGGTAGGTGCGAACGTCTGATGGGATGTGCATTAGGCGATTCTCTCACGTAATGCCGCATGACGAGCCAACTTCAACTTTTCAAGCTGCTCTGGGGTGCGACGCAAAGCAGCTTGGCGATAACGCTCCTTGGATGCAGCCTTCTGTTCCGGAGTTACAGCCGCACGACCAGCCTTGGTTTCAGCAGACTTCTTGGAGCGAGCTTCAGCGCGAAGCTGTTCAGCTTGTTCAATGGGCAGAGTCGCCAAGTACGCCTCATGTTCAGCACGCTTCTTGGCACGGACCCCTACACCAAGTTGCGCAATTTCCTTGCGACGTTCCGGGGTTTGAGCGGCGCGTGCAGCTTTTGTCCTTGCACTTTGCTCTGCCCGAGCTTCTGGGTTTTCCCAATAAATCATCACACCCGCATGCATTGCCGCAACTGCACGTTGTGCTGCTTCCGGATTGTCTTGAATGCGCTTGCGGGTTGCTTCCCCACGAAGTACTCTGTTTTCCGGATTGCTCCAATAGAGATTTGCTTGATCACGCAGTCTTTCGCGATGCTTTGGATCAGATAACATGCGACGCGCTGTTTCAGAAGAATTGATCTTACGCATTGCAGCAAACTCCGGATCGAGCCACTTGGCGAACATCCTGGCACTAATCGCAGCGCGATGCTCATCGGAAAGCACATGCCCCAACGTCCCTTCTCCACCGACTGTCAGGTTGTAGCCGGCAGGGCTCACCGTATTGTGGTTTGCGATAGCGGCAACCTCAAGCGCACGAAGCTCATCAATGTCTTGGCTGGGGTGCAGCGTTTCAATCACCATGTTTTCAAACCCATACTTCCGGATCGCCGCGTGCAATGGATATGACGAACCCTTCCGGGCCGCTGTCCTATGGCCTGACATCCTGCGATTGACGGTGAGGGTGGTGATTCCCACGTATTGTTTCCCGGTCGGTGAGGTGATTCTGTAAAGTGGCACGGTGTTCTCCTGTTGTGAGACCACATCGTACCACCTTTCTTAAAATGTTACAAGATTCTAGAACGTGACGAGTCCTTTCACAGAATTGAGCCCCTCCAACATAACCATGCCGGTGCGCAGGTAGGTAAGCTGGTTCTGGATCGCCGTGCTCTTGGTGGTAGCGTCCATATCCTTGTTGGTCTGGATGTCGGAGAGGTTCTTCAGCATCTGCTCGTACATCCCGGAAGCGCTGGAATTGGCTTGCATCAAGGTCTTGTAGTTCGCCTCGATGTTCATCAGGGATTCCTTGTTGTTGGCGTCGAGCGTCTTCATCACCGCTTCGTTTTGCTGCCCCAGGTTCCATGTACTCATGGCGTTACCCTGCTGGGCGTTGAACTGGTTCGCGGCTTGCTGGTTTGCCGTGTTCTGACCAAGCGCCTGGTTCGTCGCTTGCGCATTGAACTGGCTCGCCTGGTTCAGCGCATTCGCGTCACCTTGGGCAAGCTGGGTCGCGTTCTGAAGCACGGCATTCTGCGCAGCCTGAATACCCATGCTGGAGTTCAGGAGTCCGCGCTGGGCTGCCATGGAGTTTCCGATGGTGGCCGCCTGTTGCATCAGGGGACCACCCTGACCAACGATGTTGCCGGCCTGGCCGGAAACCGTGGTCGCGTTTGCCTGGGCAAGTTGGTTGGGATCGAGCGTCGCCGCACCAGCCACTTGCTGTGTGGCTTGGCCAAGAATGGGTGCTGTGATCATGGTCTTTTCCTGCTACGTTTAGGTGTTCAGTTTCGATTCGATGTTTTTGTAAGGATTCACCCGTGCTACAACACCGACCAATCTATCACGGATATTGGATTCCGCTGTCAAATTCCCGAACCCCATTTGAAGTTTGTACCCGAACGCTCCGTAGAAAACCCGTTTCGGATTAAACCACCAGGGATATGAAAACTTCAAAGAATAGACGTGTTTTCCGGTAGTTCTATGGGTGGCCAAAATGAATTGCCACCCGTGCTTGGTTTCTGAAACCTCCTGCACACCACCGAGCAGCTTGTACCTGTAATCCTTGGCGTCGATTCCGAGAACAAAGCGGCCGAAATAGTTGGCTGGATTTCGTACCGCCAACCATAGCCACATGGAAAAGAAGCTCCGTGCCTCCCCGTTCCTGATTCTATTCCAGTCTCCGTATGAATCTCCAAGGGCGCCGTCGAACGGGTTGTCCCAAAACAGGAAGAATGGCTTCAGCCTTCTCAGTACCCACACCCCGGAAGATTCGATGAAAGGGGTTGCTGTTTGAGGGATGTCCCTGGTTCCAGCAAGCAAGGCTACGGCAACCATCGGAAGGCCGACAAGAGACATGAAGGCGGTAGCGATGAAACAGATCAGCGTCTTGAAAACGAAAGCTGGGATGTGCCAAAGCAAGGTTTTCACTACCGCCCCTTTCCGCTTATTCCGGACATGCCGACCATACCGCTCATACCGCTCATGGCGCCGTGTATGTTCGCAACCTCCACCTCGAGCCGTGATGTTTTCTCGGTGATGGCAGACAACCTGTCACCCTGGTTACGCATATACTCCCTGACCTCTTGCCTAAACTCAGCACTGGCGGCAGCCTCCCGCTTTAGATCATTGGCCGTGCGATCGGATTGAACGTATGTGGCGGCCATCGCAGACAGGACACCGACGACAACCGAGGTGGCAATTGCCGACGTGTTGATCTGGGTTTGCTGCGTTGCACCATAGAAGGCGAATGAGGCAAACGATTCCTTGGCGTGATCGACAATCCGGAAAAACCAGTCAAAATGTTGGGATGGTTCGATCATTACTGCGCCTCAATTTTTTCGATGTAGCCTTGCAGGTAGTTGGCTGTTACTGTGGTTTCCGCGCAGTCCTGCGCAACTCTGGCGGGAGAAGGTATTGTGTTGGTGTCGGTTCCAGCATTGACGGGTCGATCTTGGGTTGGCGCGGACACTCCACTGCCACCGGAACCTCCACTGGTTGCGATGCGCAGCCGCTCACGGCCAGCGTCGCTGCGCACACTAGCAAGAGCCGCAGCCCAACCGGTGTGAGTCTGCTCGACGATAATTGCATTTTGTACCTCCGTGGCTTCAGCTTTGGCCTTGGCAAGTTCGCCGGCCGATTTCGTGAGAGAGACGAACGCCTTGTGGTTTGCGGCACAGGTTTCCAATTCCGCTTTGAACTGATTGGCCCGCGCGTTCGCGATGAACAACGTCACCAGAGACACCCCAAGAGCCACAACCAGTGCCAGAATCAAGGTCCGAGCCGGAGTCATCACACACCTCCGATCTCGATGTGTTCAACGTCGCTCGGATCAAGAGCGGCACCCAGGCTCCGTTCAGCTTGTTGCACCGCACCGGCAGCGCACTTGAGCATGGCGATGGTGACCCATGAGGCGTGGGGCTCACCCATGTCAAGGCTCTTGCGTTCAGCAGCGATCAAGCCCGCAATTCTCCGATCGGACTCGCGGAGCGAGGTGATCTCGGCAGAGATGATGCTGCGACGGATGGTATTCACTTGAGTTCATCTCCGAGACAGGTGGCAACCTCTTCACCACGGCGATTTACCAGGCCTTGAAGGACACGCAGCGGTCTAGTTGGATGATAGCACTTCTGCCCCGGCTTGGCACGGGTGGCCTGCGTCGCCGGACCACAAACATACTGCCCCATCACCCGGCACGCTTCTGCATACTGGCCGGAGCGAACCTTGGCCGGGATCGAAGAGTTGCAGAAGTTCCCTGTGCCGACGTTATAGGCGAACGACACGTAGGCATCCCACTCATGTTGATAGAGTTGTGTATCGTCACCGAGGCACTTCCGCACTTTCGCCTCATCCTTGGCTATGTGCGCCACAGAAAGACGCACCGCCTTGGGTGGGGTGATGCTCTCATTCATGCGAACCGGGGCGCCGTCTTCATGGACGGTGGAGCCGAAGCCAATCGTTGGGACATCGCCGGGGACCGGGATGATTGCGTTGTTGGACCAGCCCTCATGCAGTACGATCCCGGCGAATCCGGCGGCAGACAGGGAGAGTGCGGCAATCGTGGAGCGCGGATACTTGATCATTGCGGAGCTACCTTCTTCTGAGCGACGTTGCCGCCGACATATACCGTCAGGGCCAGCGACACGACCGTGACCCACATCCCACCATCTACCAGATCAAACCACCTCAGCCACGTACCGAGCAGGACGACCAGCAACGTCAGGAGGAACTTGCGAGAAAGATAGGCAGGGTTCATTGTTCGATGCGATCGACAGGTGCAGGGGTTTGCGAGTGCTGGATGATGAGATCAGCCAATTCCGCCAAATCCTCGCTGTTCATGTCGATCGGAGTACCCTTGCTCAACCCGTTCTGGGCGACCAGCCGAGCACCTGCGGAAAGGCCGTTGATCGTGAAAACAACGACGAGAATGGTTATAGACGGTGTGCCGTTCAAGAACACGACCGAGATGGTCTCCATGCCAGCCAAGACCATCGTGATATAGTTGCCCCACATCGACCACGCCTTCTTGGCCACGTCTTTCCAGTTGGGAAGGAGTTCGAAGTTGAGCATTATGCTACTCTCACAAGAGCACCGGAAAAATTGATACACTTCGCCGTCGCGTAGATTTGCAGCCCATATTTCGCTGTGGTGCCGCACCCGGAGAGCAGGAGGACGAGTGGGATTCTCATGCCGCCCGCACCAGAGCGCCGGAGAAGTCACTACAGACCACGTTGAGCGTTCCGGAAGGTCCGAGTGGTGAAATCCACACTTCCACGTAATCAGTTGTCCCGTTCATGTACTCGATAGCCGCTGCTGTTGCCCTTGCGAATGCGGAGGCATTGCCGGTACTGCCCCCTTGGGAAAGCGTCGTCGAACCGTTCTTCATTATTGCGAGATACAGACCAAAGGTATCCAACGCCGCCTGATTCCCCCCAGAAGCATTGAACTGGTAGTAGCCTGCTACCGTCGGGGTGAAGCGACTGTTGGGGGCGTCATAGTTGCTGTTGGTGTCAAATACTTCGGTTTGAACAGGAACCTTAGCGAGGACATTGACTACGGGCGCAACCGTAGCCCCGGTAGCCCGGAAAGCAGGGCCGTTCCCCGCCATCTGGTACGGCGACACGGGCTTGATTGTCTTCGCGGTGGCGTTGATTTGCAGGGCGTCTTCCGCTGCGTTGCCGATATTGACTTTGGTGCCGTCGGCACTGGCTGAGAATTTTGCGGTCATTATGCGGCCCTCACTTTCACGGTGGTCCCTGTTCTGTACAATCCGCCAACCGGAATTCCGGCGGCAGAAGCAGCAGCGTCGTCAGCATGGTTTGGGACCGCCAGCGCCCGCAACGAAGTAGTTCCAGCAGCATCCACCGTCATGATGTCCTGCGTAGTCGCCCCGGCGTTCCCCCTCGCCAGCTTCATCGTGCCATTATCAGCTTCTGCTGTAAAGGTGAAGTTGTTAGCAGGTGTGACGGAGAGGCCAAGTTGATGCTTGATTGCTTTAATTAGAGACATTATGCAGCCCTCACAAGTACCCCGGAGAAGTCGGAGCAGATCACGTTCAGAGTACCACTTGGACCAGCGGGATTAATCCACACTTCCACATAGTCAGTAGTGCCGTTCATGTAAGCCAAGGCGCTTGCGCTACCTCTGGCAAATGCACTGGCATTGCCTGTACTACCACCTTGAGCCAAAGAAGTTGCACCATTCTTCATCAGAGAAATGTACAAGCCGAAGGTATCAAGTGCTGCCTGATTCCCACCCGTGCAGTTCAACTGATAGTAGCCAGCAACGGTGGGGGTGAATCGGCTGTTCGGGGCATCGTAGTTATTGTTGCTATCGAATATCTCTGTTGTGACCGAAGCCTTTGCATTCAAATTGACGTTAAGCTGCATAACCCCGCCAGTCGCTGAGAATGCTGGCCCTTTCCCTACTACATTAGCCTGCAAGTCATCCTGACTCACGCTAGCCGGCTGGCATTGAGATACGCCAGTATCGCCTGAGATTTGAGTTGTCATACGATGCTCCACGTGGAACCGTCTTCGATCGTGACGGTATTGCCGCTGTCGATGGTTACCGGACCAAAGGTGCCGCCGTTCGTACCGGCCACCACGGTCAGGTCTTCGCTGATATTCGTGTTGTTGAAAAAGATCGCCTTGACCGGCGCTTGACCGAGCATCTGCCCACCACCGACAGATGTCCAGTTGGTTCCATTCCAACCCTCCCATCCTGTAAGGGTGGTTGAAAAACGCAAACCGCCGAGTGTCGGCGATGCGTCACGCTGGGCAGTGGTGCCTACCGGCAACAGGGCTGACCCGGTACTGCTGCTCTTCTTGACGTTCAGTGCATCCTTGGCGTTGATGTCGGCAGTGATCAAAGCATTGGCTGCCGTCACGAACGCGGTGGTGGCGATGCTGGTATCGTTGTCTCCGGGAGATGGCGTCGGTGCCGTCGGATTGCCTGTGAAGGTCGGGCTTGCCAGCGGCGCGCGCGTGGTATCGGTCGGATGAACGTGATCGCCGCGGGAGGCTTCAGCGTTTGTACCAGCAGCCCCAACACCGTTCATCTCCGGAATGTCGTTGTCCGGAAGCATCCCGGCAGGGGAAAGGGCAGCAATCGTGCTCTGCACCCACTCCGTCGTGGCAATCTTGGTACTGGTGTCCTGGGCGGCCGGTGTGGGGGCGGTCGGGGTACCGGTTAAAGCCGGGCTTGCCAGCGGCGCCTTCTCGGTGTCGAGTTCGACAATGGCAGCCTGTACGTTCGTGGCGGCGATGCCTCCGGCAGGGGTGAAAGTAGTTCCGGCAGCCGTGGAAGCACTGGTCGGCGCCCTACTGGTGTCGGTAGGATGGACGTGATCTTTCCTGGAAACGAGGAAGCTGCCAGGTGTGCCGGCACTTGCCACACCATCCATGAGCGGCAAGTCGTCGCTCGGAGTGGAGGCACCGATGGCATCCAGGGTGTTGGCGACGAAGTAGGTTGTGGCAACCCTGGCGCTGGCGTCACCAATACCAGGTGTGGGGGCGGTCGGCGTGCCGGTAAAAGAGGGACTGTTGATGTTGGCCTTAAGGTCGATCCCCAAACTGGCCTGTGCGCCGGTGACATCGGATGCGCCAGTACCACCTTTGGAGACAGGAACAACACCGCCGAAGTTGCCGGTATTCAAGTTGATCAGGTTCGAACCATCGATCGGACCAAACAGGTTCGGGCCGACCATGACTGGCACCTCACCAGTTCCAGGCACAGTGCTAGCATTTTTCGTTGCGGCCGTGCCAAAGCCAGGGAAGCTGTTATCGTCCCAGGCGATCGTCTTGTTGGTGAGCGTTTGCTCGCCGTCGAGGGTGACAATATCATCGACGTTGAATCCGGCAGAAATCAGGCGCGTTCCGGTAGGATCGACAGCGATGAGGTATCCGGCATTGTCCGCCAGGGTCGGCAGCTTGTCGAAAGCCGCGGCGATGTTGGCAAACTCGTTACGGATGACAGCAGATGACCCCGGACTGTTCGGGGCAGGCACTGAACCTGGTTGGAAGTATTCGTTCGACATTATGCTGTCTCACTCAAATGTTGGGCAATTATATCACCGATTGCCGCGCCGTTGTGTGTAATGAAAAATCGCGCTCGGGATCGTGAATTGCTCAACGTAATCGGAATCCACCACGATCATCATTTGCAGGTTCTCACCGGTGCCTTCGAGTTCCACCGACACCACGTCATTGGAGCGCCCGTCCCAATAGAAGCTGTCCCAGGTGAAGGTGTCCCAGAACGACAAGGTGGCGAAAGACATCGATCCTTCTTCAAATGCGTGGGGTAGGATTTGCTCGCTGGCCCACTCGAACGCATATCCAACCTGCATCTCTACGTAGTTGCTACCTTGTAACTCGAGAACGCAGCGACGGAACCGCTTGCGAATCCTGGGAGACTTCGCCGTGTTAATGTTGGTGTTCAGATAAGCGTTGATCTGGGCACCATCGAAACTGGTCCCGGAATCGTTCTGCATCACATACCCCGTGCTTGTGCCGAACACATGCACCGTTCTGCCGTTTGAATTCTCACCATCGAAGCTGCAAATCACAGGATCGGGGAACAGCACGACGCCATGACCGACGATACCCTGCGGAGTGGCGGTGGTGTAAATCCCGAACCCGTTCGCGTAATAGACCCGGTACTGGCTGTTGGAACGACTCAGGGCCGAGCAGGCAAGTTGGCCAACCAGGGTTGTGATGAACGGCTGAATATTGTAGGTAAGACGGGCAGCGTCGAAGTTCCCATAGTTCTGGGATTGCTTCATCATCGTGATGCCGTGGTCATCGGCCGAGAAGGCGTCGAAGAGGTTCTGCAAAGTGCGGTCCAAGGCGCCGACACCGACGTTGTAATTGACGAACTTCCAATCCTGCGCCGATGTGCCGTAGAGAACCCACGTCGAGCTACGTGAGGTCACCTCAAGGGCGGCTGTGCCCTGGTTGCCTGGCAGGATCAGCAGGCCCGTGATCTTGCCGCCGGTGCCGATCTCCCCAGCCCCATTGACAACTTCAAAGTTGTAGGGGTTTCCGACAGCGGAATGCAATAGTGAGCTTTCCACAGCCAGGAAAAGGTGGTTCGAATGCACAAGCGCATATCTCGGTTTGCTCTGCGTCGCAACCAGGATCGGCACATACACCCTGCCATCGAATTCGAAGGCATCATTCACCCCGTCGGCACCATAGACACGCTCGTTGTCATAGTAGCCGCTGAAGTTGCCGATGGTGAAGTTATACTCCCCACCCGGACTCAGGGTGATTGCTGTTTCGGCGCCGTCGAGAGTGACTACCACCGCTCCGACCAACGCCGCACCCGCTGCGAAAAAATCCCCACCAACACCGCTGAGAACGAAATATCCGGTATTGACTCCGGACTGGATGTCACCGGAGGTGATGATCCAACGATCAACCGTACCTGAAGCAAACCCCTGGGTGAGCGTCTCACCTTCGGAGATTTCATCCTGCAAGTTGCTGAATTGGATGGTCCAGCCGAGATCGACCTTTTCCCACCCGGTCGGAGTGCTGCGATAGATGTCTTCGGCGTCGGCGTTTTCGTTGTCCCGAAAACCGAACACCTGATCCTTGAAATAGACAACGCCGCGGATCGGGCCTGATCCAGGCACAGGCTGGATGTCAGCACGGTAGATGTTGGCCGCAGCCGCCTTGATGATCGCATTCTGCTTGATCGTCAGTTGGGTGTGAATACCTGTCGCCGTACCGATAACCCCGCTTCCAAGGTCGATGTCACCAGGAACAAACAGCGAGATGTCCATCAGTTTTCCTCTTCGACAATGGAGAACTTGGTGATCACGATGTAGGTCCCGAACGGGTCAATGTAGCAGACCGTACCCTGAAGATTGCCGAATGTGCCAACTGAACCGACAGGTGGTAGGGGTTCCCCAGGATTCATCGTCACGTCGATGGCGATGAACTCCGCACTGCTCGGAGCGGGCCGACCATCAATGCGCTCGTACCCTGGAATGCGATAGTACCCACCCTGCGAGCGGCAGGCGAAGTTGATGCAATCCCGCAAGGCCCCAGGTGTCAGATTGTAGGCAGAGGTGATCTGATCGAAGCCACCTTGAAGCGGGGTGACTTCGTACTGTACCGGTGGGAGCCCTTCGGGTCTCAGCATAGTGGGGGTCCAACCACGATCTGTGGCGCCTGGTCGAGGGTCATGCGCAAGACGATCTCGTTGTAGGCGCTGTCGGCCCGCATGACCACTTCAGGGGCGGACTCGAACATACCGTAGTGGCGCAGCGCGCGCCACACAATCGCCATCTGCCAACGCTCTGGGATGACCGGAATGTCGGTGTCGGCCAACAGGTCCGAAGGGACGGCAAGGTACTGGAACGTCAGCCAATAGGCGGTGTCTGGAACCGGCCCGATCTCGAGGTTGGTTTCCTGATTGACAGCGCAGTTCAGGGGGCGGGATGTGGTGTAACGCCTGGTGCTGAACCGCCAGTAGTCCCGGAACGCCGGCCAGCGCTGACCAATGATGAACGTCTCGTCGCTGCGATCCTCGTTGATCGAGACCCGCACGGTTTCGGTATCCCATTGACCAAGATCGGTGATCCCGAGATCGACCTGGGCATAGGTGCCCTGACCAGGGATCAGTTGCTTATGAACCTCCTTGCGGACGAATCCGAAGGCGAACTGGTCGCTGTTCAGGATTTCACGGTAGGCGCTATTGACCCAATTGATGATCCGCCTGGCTTCGCCGGTCTGGTTTTGGGTGGATGTGATTTGCCCTGAAACACCACCTTCTTGCGCGGTTCTCTGGCAGAGTTGAAGGAAATTCACGGGGTTACCTCAGAAGTAGTCTTCGCGATAGTAGCACAATGAAAACCGGCGCCGCAAGGGCGCCGGGAAAGCTGCCGCAGGAGAACAGCAGGCTTTATTACGTGGCTGAGGACAGGAGGGCTCTCAGCCACGGGGCGCCCCGGGGATTCGGATCGCTGATCACGCTGAATGGGTACTTGAGCGAAGAGGTGCGAACGATCTTGGTGGCCCGCGAACCGTCGGCCTGGGTATATTCGACCGTCTTGATCGCGTGCTCCTTGCAGGAAGCCAGGATCGCCAGGTATTTCCGACGAACACTCTGTACCTGGCCGCGGAAAAAGTATTGAGTCACGCCGTTGCAGGCGGTGAATACCGGGTCTTCGGCGTTCTTGTCGGTGGTTTCATGCACCATCACCTCAACGAACTCTTCGTTGAAGTTCAGTTCGTCGAACTGCTTCTTGTCTCCGGCGCCGCCGGAAGGTGCGGAAACCTTGATGATCTCCGGCTCGTCCGGCACATAGACGGAATCAAAGGTGATGTCGCTGGGCTTCGGAACTTCGGTTTCCGGAGAGTCGATGATTTTGGATGTGCGGGGTGCGCCCATGTTGATATGCTCCTGTTGAAAAAAAAAAAGGTTGAGGTGATAGCCTGCATCAATCAGCTATCGATTGGCAATTGGTTTCAGGTTGGAAATTCGGGAATTGTACCAAACTTCGACATCTGGTAGTGGATGTCGAACTCGAAGAACCGGGCGTTCGTCGCATAGGTGTCGCCGACAGCCGCCGGATTGCGCCGAACCTGCCAGGCGATGATCGTCGATTCCTTCTTGCCGGTCATGGTGAGTTCTGGAAACTTGGAGATGGCGTGCCGACCCGCTGTATCGGAATCCGCCACACCGACCGTTGCAGGGAGCCAGGCGGAATAAGCAGGGAGGACTTCTCCGGCTCCGGCTATGGCATAGCACCACTCCCACTCCACACCGCCAGCCGCCGATGTCGTCTTGGCCCAATGGACGTGTGGCCTGACTGCCGAACCGGCCAACCAGGAGTGAGGCATTTGCGCAATACCGGCGATCAGATTGACCGCGCTGCCGGAGAAGAGAAGGGTTCCCGGGACGGTTGCGGTATCGACGGTCGGCGCACCCACCGCGCCGGCGGGGTTGATTCCTTGCGCGGGAAAGCGCAGGTCATCCCAACCCAGATACAGGTCGCTCACCGAATCTTTGGTGGCGAAACCGGCGATCTGGGAAGACCCGTCGAGCGCATAACGAACAATCTCGAGGGTTTCCCCGCCTTGCGTCAAACCGGTGACTTTCCCAACCTCGTCCCGCACAACAATGGGGGCACCCACTATGCCGGCGGAGGCGATAGGCGAATGGAAGTGCGAAGAACTGGCGCTCCCATCGTGGTAGAAATGGACAGTGGTGCTGGCAGTGTGCGTGGTGCTCGCATAGACCTTGAGCACAAGCCTGTCGGTGTTGGCAACAAGCACAGGGTTTGTGGTGAAGTATTCGTGTTGAAGCGCAGTCAGCACAGTGGCGTTGATCTCAGCCGTGTCCGTGCTGAACAGCAGGGTCTCAACACCGGCAAGCGACCGCATATATACCTTGAAGGTCAGCTTTGTGATGCCAGCGCTGCTGCTGACATAGCTCCAATAGTTGAAGAGCCAGGAACCTGCCGCGATCGTAGTGACACCTGGGACACCAGGAGGGGTCACATACTGATCGATCAGGACAAGACCGGTGGTGTTATCGACAACGGCTGTCTCATCACTGACCGCGCCGGTAGGAGACGAACCCATGGTCTCGTAGCCGACGATGTTGGAATCCGCGTTCGTGCAGTAGTAGCTTTCACCATACACCGAAGCACCGCCGGGTCCGGCAGGTCCGGTTTCACCTTGAGGGCCTTCTGGTCCCTGCGGACCAGCAGGCATTTCAACGGTTTCTGAACCCTCACGCAAGCCAATGATTGCGCCGCTTGCGTCCCGCGCCACGATGGCGACATCGAGAGCATTCAGCCCGCTGTAAAGGTCACCGAGGTCCATGATTCATTGGTCCTTGCAGAAAAAAGGGGGTGGGCTTTCGACCCACCACCTTGTTCTGTCACACTGGTCGCTGATTAAGCGAGGTTGCCGACACCAACGAAGGCGACAGCCATCCACTGCTGGTTCAGCAGCACCGACACGCCGTACCACTTGGAGCCGACGTAGCCACGCTGGGCCAGCGGGTCAGCGGAGTCGCGGTTGCCGACCGGAATGATGCCCAGATCGAACGATTTGGCGCCACGCAGGGCGACGGTGCCGTAGGCTTCCTGACCGACGACGATCAGCGGATATACATCGATGGCAGTGCCGCCGGTGGATACACAAGCCGTTGCGCCGACCGCCGCGCCGCCGTTCTGGAACGGAACTAGGTCGGGCGAAACGACGAAGCGGAATTGCTCGAAGGAACCGATTTCGTTCTCGTGGATCGGCTTGCGGGAACCGTATGACGCGACCGGGGTGTAGCTAGGGAAGGCGGTGGTGTCACGCAGATCGGCTTCCATGTCGCTGGAACCAAAGACCAGGTACGCAGCTTCGATCGACTTCGTGTCGATGTTCGGCGTCGGCGCCAGGATGCTGGTCGGCTTGCGCGCATAGTTGCGCGCCAGTGACCTTGCGATCTTGCGCAGCATCTTGGCGGTCAGCTTACCATCGACGGTGGCGATCGTGGTGCCGGCGCCGCCGAAGAAGCGGTTCGTGCCAGCCCGGACCTTGGAGTAGAGTTCCAGTTCGCGAATGAGCATCATGCGCTCGGCGACCTGGGTCTTGAGGGCATCCTCGATGTCGTCTTCGTACATGTCGGCGACCACATCCGTGAAGGAGTAGAGGCAAGCGTACTGGACCATGACCGCGGTAATATCCTGGGCGACGATGGTATCCGGCGTCGGGGTGACACCTTCCGATGTCAGATTGGCCGTCAGCTTGGTCGTGACACGGTTCGAGGCTTCAGTTTCGACGGTGTTGGCCGGGAAAACATCGCCGATGAGGAGGTTCGGATTGGCGGTGGTCGCGTCGTAGGGAACCCAGCGACGGAAGATGATGGTCGTCGAGCTATTGCGCGGCAGTTCTTTGTTGTGGGCAGCAAGACCCAGAACTTCGCAGGGGATGGCGCGAGCGAGGATTTCACCCTTGACCTTGCCGATTCGTGGGGTCTGGGTAGCGTAAAGTTGGCCGGACATGGCGTCTTACTCCTTGATGGATTGAGGTTTGGTTTGTCACACGGCCATCAAGGTCGAATGTTTTAGGTGGCGTCTGATAGGCGCCATGGCTGTACTCTGCCAATGTCGATAGCTTTTGTCAATAGGGCTGGCGAAAAAATACCCCGGCTTGTGACCGGGGCTGCCTATCGGCGACTGCTGCAATTACTTTCCGCGACCAGCAGAGCGCTTGAGGATACCCTTGTTCTTGTTGTCGGCCTGGTTGAACTCCTTGGCGACACTGACTGGGATGCCAACCTTCTTGGCAAACGCTGGGTTGTGCGCAGCGGCCTGCATCGTTTTGCGCTGGGCTTTGCTGGTCGAGGGCATGGTGGTTACTCTTCGGTCTTGGCCCGTGCCTTGCACGACGGCGCGGCGGCGGCGTACTTGCTGGTGCAGAGAATCGCCAAAGCGTCTTCCTTCAGGTTGGCGCCGGCGAAGCTGCGAGCCGTTTCACGGATGCCGCACTCGTCGTCAGTCCATGAGGTGCCGATGCCGATGCTGAATCCCACACCGGAGCCACCCACTTGCGAAGACCCCATGCAAGGTGCGGTCGGATAGACGTTGCCGAGTGCGAAGCTGGGCACGTTCTTGACTTCGTACCCGCCGGAGTAGCGAACGCTCGTGTCGGCCGGAATCGCCGCCTCATTGACGGTCAGCGTGTTGCCGCCGTTGTTGTTGCGCACGTCGGTGGTGGTCAGGTTCTGCGCATTCGACTTGGCGCCGGCCTGGGCAGCGGCAAAAGCGTTGGCGTTGTTGCGCACATCGTTGCTAATACGGTTGGACACGCCGATGTTGTTGGCGTTGATCAGGCCCTGGGCTTGACCCTGGCCCTGAAGCTGCCCTTGAAGCTGGCCCTGGTCTTGCCCTTGGTTCTGGTCCTGGGCATTGACGTTCGGCGTCGGCAGCAGGTTGGTCGCGAAAGCCGGATTGGCGAAGATTGCAACCAGTGCGAACACCAGGCTGGTGAAGATTTTCATTACGGTTTCTCCTGTCAAGTTGAGTTTGCTACGGAGACAACAGAATATCAAGCGGTGACAGTGGTGTCAATATCGCGGCCGGGTTTTGTGATCCCGACCGTGATATTTTTCACGGTTTCCTGTCAATAACCAGCTTTGGCGCGCTCGGTCTTGAAGGCGGCCATGAAAGCATCCTCTTCCGTGGCCGGGCCGGATGCTGGCTGTGCTGCCGTGGTGCGGGGAAGCACGGCATTGGCGAGACGCTGGCGGCTAGATTGTGCCGGGGCGGCAGAGGCCGGCGCCGGCGCAGTCACGACGGTCGCTTTTGACCAATCCTTGAATTCGGTCAGCTTCCTGGAAATGAACGAGGCGTCTTCCGATTCCATCAACTCCTTCCCATCTTTGATCACGTTGTCGCGCCAGATGGCGAACTGCGGGGTCTTGATCACCTGTTCCCAATCGGGATGGGCAGAACCCAGCACCTTAACTTCCATGGCCCGTTCCTGCTGGCGCTGGAAGCTGGTCAGCTTCTCGGTGACGATGCGATCCACGTCTTCGGCGGTGAAGGTGGCAGGGCCGGCGCCGGCCGGCGCGACCTGGGTGTCGCCGATCCCCTTGAGGTCTTCGCGCAGGAGTTCGGCCAGTTCCGGGAAGGCTTCGCCCAACCTGGTCAGCTTGAGGTCGAAGGAGCGCTGCTCAGATGCTGTCCGCGGCACCGCCTTCAACTGCTCGACCTGCTGAAGCAGATGTCCGATACGCCCACCCAGCTTGTCGATGGTCGCCTGCTGCTGCGACACGCGAGCCAGGGCATTGGTGATCTGCTCTTCTGTGAGACCGGCCAGCGCTGGCGCCGCGGCCGGTGTCGGTTCAGGGGTGGGTTCCGGCTCCGGTGTCGGTTCAACCTTGGCTTCCGTATCCGGTGTCGGTTCGGAGGCGGGTTCAACCACTTCACCACGTTCGGCGTTGAAACCTTTTTCGAACTCCGCGTCCATCGCGGCGTCGAGTTGTTCTTGGGTAAGTTCGGTGCTCATTGCTACATCTCCTGTTCAATGTCAAGTGCTACATATTGTGCATCAGTCGGCTGGGCCTCTGCAAGCAAAAGCCGTAGTTCGCGCATCTGGGCTCGTGTCGCCTGGGTTTCATCCCATGTGATGTTGGATTCCAGGCGCTTGCGATGTTCGGCCAGGCGCTGCTCGACATAGGCTTCGATCACCATCCATGTGGCGCTGTTGGCATCGATCCTCATTTCAGGCGATCCAACTTATAGATGGCCGTCAGATAGGTCGAGGTGATGTTGTCGAACAGGTTCTCGGCCCCCGGCACTCCGTCGCAGATCGAACGCAAATCCTGCAACTGAACAAAGCTGTCACGCAACTGGTCGAGCATTTTCTTGGGTGCTGGTTGCGGGCGTTGCCCCATGCCAACCAGCGCTTCAGCCAAGGAGTCCATTGCATCGCGAACATCCTCATAGAAGGAGGCGAGCGCCATGTGTTCAGCGAAAGATTCGGTCGCCAGGTGTTGCCGGTGGGCGGCGTCGGCGTCGGCAAACACCAGATCGACGACAGTATTCACATCTTGCATTACAGTTTCCTCAGTTTAGCCAGCGCCTCTTCGGCGCTAAAAGCCACGATGATAGGGTGCCCAAACCCAGCAAGGCTCCGATGGACATTCACTTGACTCAACGAAACCTGACCGTCCGGGGCCTTCATCTCGACGAACACGGTGGTAGGTCCCGGAGCAAGGATGATCAGGTCGGGAATTCCTGGCAGCACACCCTGAGTTTTCAGGTTCGCCGCTTCCCGAGCGTCGCGCCCACCTCCATTGGGGATGTGTGCCACGATCGGCCGCAAATCATCAGAAAGCGGTGCCCATTTGCGCCGCAGGGCGGCGACCAAGCGAGCCTGCTCACGCGCCTCCGGCTTCTTGATCGGAACAGATTCAGCCGGTTGAAGTTCGAAGTCGTCGGGGATCGGGATCACAGCG